GGTACGACCTCGGGAGCCGTCAGCGTCACCGCACAAGTCGCCACGTTCACCTGGAGCGGCGTTGCCGGGACCAAGACTGGCGCCGTCGCCGTCACTGCACAGGTCGGGATCGTCAACTGGACCGCCGTGACCGGGACGACCGCGCAAGGTGGAGTGACAGTCACCGCGCAGGTCGCCACGATCACGTGGTCCGCCGTGCCAGGCTCCCCCGTCCTGGCATCCGGCGATCAGTCGGTGACCGCGCAGGTCGGCACGGTCACCTGGAATGGTGTGGCTGGAACGGTGAGCTCGCCGGTTTCGGTCACCGCGCAGATTGGTACGTTCACGTGGACGGCCGTAGCCGGTTCTGCCGCCCCGGCTGCGGTCGTCCCGGCGCAAGTCGCCTCGATCTCCTGGACGGCGATCCCCGGCACGCCGGTCGGTGACACCAACTCGAGCGTCACCGCACAGCCTGGCATCTTGCACTGGGAGGCGCTCAACGGCTGGCCGTTCGTCACGCCACCGCCTCCGTTTGTCAAGGTGGATTACGGTGATGGGCCATCGGTGGAGCGGGGTGGGGGGAGAAAGCTCCGTGTCAAGCACATCGACGGAGTCAGGCTCAGCCCACTCGCCCAGGAGCGAGCTCGCCAGGCCGAGCTGGCCAAGATTGCCGAGGGCATCGGACGTGAGATCGAGCAGCTCCGTATCGAGGCGGCGGCTCGTACTGCAGCCGGTCTCGGTGGAACGCACGATTCGGTCGATGAGGAGATGCTCTTGTTGATGTGAGCAGACCGCTACAGTTGCGCGCATCGAATCCCAAGGAGGGACGCATCAATGGCTGGTGACGCACCAAACATCATCAACGACACAGCGAGCACCACGGCGGCGCCCTTCGCTCTGACGAACAAGTGCAAGCAGGTCCGGGTGACCAACCGAGACGCAACCAACTCGATCGGCGTGTTCGTCGGTTCGAGCAACGCCTCGTCGGCTGCAGCCAAGGCGTCGGTCACGACCGGCACCGGCACGGTCGCCGGCGCTGTCGCATCGAACGTCGACGACAACTGGATCATCGCACCCGGCCAGTCATCGGTGGTCTTCAAGTCGAACGCCGGTCGCTTCGTCGCCCTCTCGGTGATCTCGTCTGCCGGCACCCCGCTGTTCCGCGCCGAGGGCACCATCTGGAAGGACTGATCGTCGGGCCATGGCCCACGGCAGTGATTCCATCCACGCCAAGGCCGCAGCGCGGCGCGAGCTGCTCCTGGAGCTGGTACGCCAGGGAGTGCTCGTCACCCAGGCTCTGCGCGACCCGCGCATCGGCGTCAGCTATCCGGCCTACCGGCAGTGGAAGAAGCGGTTCCCGGCGTGGCACGCCGAGATCGAGCTGGCCCGCGCCAAGCAGGGCCTGTCCCATGCAATCCTGCCGGAGAACCTGACCTCTGCTCAGTTCGCCGAGCGCTACTTCGGTCGCCACCGCACGGTGTTCCAGCAACAGTGGATCGACCATGTGCAGCAGCTGCGCCCGGGCAACATCTTGCTGACGCTGTGGCCGCCTGAGTATGGCAAGACCACGACCTTCGAGGACTTCGCCACCGAGCAGATCTGTCGCAACCCGCAGTGGCGCAACACCACGGTCTCGGAGAACGACGCCATCTCCAAGCGCATCATCGGTCGAGTCCGTCGCCGCCTGGAGCTCGATGGACCGTTCCCTCGGCTGATCAAGGAGTGGGGCCCGTTCCGGCCGGACATGAGCTCGCGCGGCGAGGGCAGCCCACCGTGGAACAACCAGTACTTCAGCGTCAAGGACAAGAAGATGGGCGACGAGCGTGACTACAACATGCTCGCCATCGGCTGGACGTCGAGCTCGGTGTCGATCCGCACCGAGCATCTGCACTGCGACGACCTCCAGTCGCTGAAGACCATCAACCGCACTGGCAAACTGCTCGAGGTGTTCCGCCAGGACTTGCTGTCCCGGCCCGGCGAGAGTGGCATCACCAGTGTCTCGGGCACGCGCGTCGATGACGACGACGTGTACGAAGCACTGCTGGAGGACGAGGAGCTCGACGGCATCCTCGAAGTGTTGCGGTTCCCGGCGATCCAGTTCGACATCGACGGCAACCCGTATCCGCTGTGGCCGGAGAAGCACTCGCTGGAGAATCTGGAGCGCATCCGCCGCAAGGTCAAAGACGCTGCCTTCGATCGCAACTACATGATGCAGCCGGGCCGGTCCAAGACCCGCTTCAGCTTCGACGACGAGGGCTGGGGCCGCTCGAAGATGGAGCAATACGCGCTCAACGGCACCGGCCTGTGGGTGCCCGGGCAGCCTCGCCCGACTGGCGTGCTGTCGCTCGACCCTGGTCTCGAGCCCGGCGTGACCTGTCTCGGTGGCTGGGAGATGAACGAGGACTACATGCGCCTTCGGTACTTCTACGAGACCACCGAGAACGTGCGCAACGAGCAGGTCATTGCCAACGTTCAAGCAGCGGCTCGGTTCATGGTGCAGGAGCACTCGCTGCGCGAGCTACGTGTCGAGGCCAAGAACTTCCAGCGCGGCCTGGCCCGTGACGAGCGCCTCGATGCTGTCGCCAAGCACTTCGGTTTCATCATTGCCGAGCACGACACCGGCATGAACAAGTACGACGAGTCGATTGGTCTGGCGTCGATGGCCGGCGATTGGAAGGCCGGACGGATCCAGCTCCCTTATGCCGACGAGGGCGAGACACGCAACGAGATGGACGAGTTCCGTCGCCAGTTCAAGAAGTGGAAGCCGGACCCGAAGACCGGACTGGTCAAGAAGGGCAACAAGGTGCGCTACGACCGGCTGATGATGACGTGGTTCGCCTGGATCTGGTGGGTGGAGAACCGGCACCGCCTCGGCGCACCGGTCGCGACGTTCAAGCGCGCCGGGATGCCATACTCTCCGACAGGGATGAAGCCGATCATTCCGATCGGAGCGAGGTTGCAATGAGCGCAACAGAGACATACGCACCGACCGAGCCGATGTACGACTGGGAGCGGATCCGCACCAACGTCCTGGCGATGCAGGCCGACCAGGGTGTGTTGATGGCGAAGATGCGCGACGTCCTGTTGCGCTACGACGGCGACTACGTGATCCCGATGATCGACGTCGAGAACGAACCGAAGATGCCGAATATGTCGGCACAGTTCGTCGGCGAGGCTGTCGATCAGCTGGCGATGCGGGCATCGGAGACGAGAGCTCGGGTGACGACACCACCGATCGTGTGGAACAAGGAGACCGGCAAGGGCAGCCGGGAGTACGCCACGACCCGCGCCAACATCATCAGGGCGACCTACGACTTCAGCCGCTGGAACCTCGGGCTGCGCCGGGTGTACCGCCACCTGACGGCGTACCACACCGGCTCGGCGGTCGTCACCCCCGACTTCAAAGCGGAGATGCCGCGCATCGACGCGCGTGATCCGCTGTGTACCTACGTCGAGCAGCAGGCATCGGAGTCGGTGCGTGACCCTGAGTTCTGCGCCTTCGTCAATCGCTACTCCGGCCGCTTCCTGCGCGATCGCTTCCCTCAGTTGCGCGGCGAGGTCGGCGGACCCATCGCCACGGTGCAGGACACCCGGCTGTGGGAGGTCGTCGAGTGGTACGACCGCGAGTGCCAGGTGTTCGGACTGCTGGGGCCGTGCGATCCCTACGGAGCGCACATCAGCGGCACCGGGCTGAGCCGCTACTCGGGTGAGGCCAACGGATTCGGCACTTCGTATGCCGTCTCGACGGCGGCCGGCTACGGCCCGACATGCGAGCTCGCCCGGTACCCGAACCGTCTCGGCTTCATCCCGGCGATGATTCCTCACAATGTCAGCCTCGGTCGCATCGCCAGCCGCATCGGCTCGCTGCTCGGTTCGGTCGATCTGTCCTCGAAGCTGATGGCACTGTTCGTGCTGGCCCAGGAGAAGTCGGTCTTCCCCGACACCTACGTAATCGGCGAGAACGGCAAAGACCCACAGATCACCAGCAATGGTGGTGAGTGGGTCGATGGCCGCACCGGCGACGTCAACACGCTACGCGACACCGCTCAGATCGGTGTGCTGCGCCAGACAGCCGACCCGAACACCGGCCAGATCCTCGACCGCCTCGAGCGGAACTTCCGTGTGTCCACCGCGCTGATCCCCCAAGCGGGCGGAGAGACATATGGGGCACTGCGCACCGGGCGTGGCATCGACGCGCTCGGTGCGATGGCCCTCGACCCCAAGATCCAAGAGATGCACGAGGTCATGGAGAGCTACATGCCGTGGCTCAACAAGGCAATCCTGCAGACCTACAAGACCTACTGGGGATCGAAGTCATACAGCCTCTACTGCACCTATGGCTCGTCGCGCCGGTTGGTCGAGTTCACACCCGAGACCCACATCGAGACGCTGGAGAACAGCTACAGCTACCGCATCCCGGGTGCCGACACGATGCAGCTGACCCAGATCCTCGGCTCGCTGTTCGGTGCCGGTCAGATTTCCAGCCGGACCTTCCGCGAGAACCACCCGTTCATCGACGATGCTGACGCCGAAGAGGATCAGCTGCGCGAGGAGAAGTTCGAGGCGGCGATCATGGAGGCACTGCAGCAACAGATCGTCGCCGGAGTGCTACCGATTACAGTGGTCGCAGATGTGGCGATCCTCCTGCGCAGTGGCAAGGACATCTTCACAGTTGCCAAGGAGATCGACGCCAAGCTACGCGAGCTCCAAGCCGCTGCGCCGCCCCCCGCGCCGGAAGGCATGGCCGCCGCACCGGAGACGATGCCAGGCATGACCGGAGGCCCGGCTGCCGATCAGATGCAGCCGGCCGTGCCCGAGCAGATCCAGGCTCCGGTGGGCACCCAGAACATGCGCCAGGTGATCCAGGCGTTCGGAGCGAAGTGAGATGCCTCGCAAGCGACCGCCGACCGCAGCTGGGTACGCCCCGCAAGCCAAGAACCCGGTAGCGGGCCAGGAGTATGGTCGAGGCGCCGAACAGCAGCGGCTCGAGCAGGCCAT